CTTGTTTGCACGTTTAGGCGAACCTTTTTCAAATCCCGGACGATCCTTAAACTCACGTCTAAACTGACTGATAGCTTCTAGCAGCTCTTTTTCAGGTTTTTTCTGTAGTACCATATCAAGCAAATCTTTTAAGAAATCCTGCATAAACACCGGCGTATCACTACGCTTTAGATCCAACCCCATTGCTTTTACTTTGCCTAGTTTTCCATCTTCATCTGTTCTAAATCCTTCAATGTCGTACACTAGTGCTGCATAACGTTTCTTGGTGATAAACAAACCAGTTTCGGCAACAATCTCTCTACCTGCTGCAATAACATCGCTACGACTCTTTGGACAATGAAATGCTTTTAGCATCATTTCTGGAAATGTTGTGTTTGCTTGTTCGCATACTTGATCGTATAGTGTTATTACATTATCTTTGGTCCATGGAATCTTACCTGCTGCAATCTCGTCCTTCAATACAGGATATGCACTAAAATATACACTGTCAGTATCGCCATAAATGACAGCTTTACCAACATGATCATATTCGCCTGTGATAATCTTATTAACTTCTGCACTCATGTGCTTAACAATAGTACGTCCAGTTAGTGTTGTACTCTGTCCGATACGTTTGTCAAAGAACCTACAACCTGGATTAAGAATCGCACCATACAAACTGTTCAAGTTAATCTTCTTAACCAACTGTCGTTTGTCCCAGTATTCAATCTCTACTTCGTTCTTAGCGTCTTTTGCTTTTTTAAGATTCTTTTGTAGATCTTTACGTTCGCTGTACCAACGTTTTAACAGTCCTGGAATAACACCTTCAAACTCGTTTGTAAAGATTGTGCCATTACTACTAAGCATCCATGGTTGATGACTATCATAAATCAACTTCCATAGTTCTGCTGCACTCAGCACTTCTTCTTGACCATTTTCTAGTTCAAGTGTAAGCATTACGTCACGTTTTTGTTCCATAACTGCATCGTATTCTTCTGTTGCAAAACGTCCTTCCCAGCTGCCTGCAAAGCTCTTTTTCTTTAGTGTAGTATCATTGTGAATACGTTCATCACTAATATCTAAACGTATTTGTCCAACCACAGTTTCAGGACCCATATTTAATGCACGAATAACACTTGGATACAGACTGTTCAAGTCCATACTACCAACCCATTCGTGTACACCTTTCTTTGGAAATGCAACATAGGCACCAGCGGCCTGTGTATTGCCTTCATGCTGTTTTCTATTTGGCACTTGCATACCACGTCTATGAGACTCGTTAACAATAGCTTGCTCTGTAAGTGCAACAGCACCCATTGTAGTTTGTAGCAACACAGTGTTTTCGTGTGCTAGTACGTTTGCAAGATCAATAAACTTTAGTTTTTTATCTAGTTTGTCTAGTAGTGCAACGTCTTGAATATTGTATTCAATAAACTTTTCAAAGTCGTTGTTGTATAACTGATCAAGTGTACCTTCATACACTGTTTTGTTTTCACCTACTTCTAGTTCACCAATAGCATCTAGTCTGTATGTGTGACGTTCTTCATATGTGTACTTGCGATACAAGTTGAGATAATCCATATGCACTCTACCAATAGTGTCATACGTTTCACTTGTTTTGCCAAACTTCTCATATTCTCTACGCTTGGGCTTTTGTCCCCACAAGCAGAATCTACGTGTATCATCACTGCTTAATACACGTTTTATTCTATTGATAGTATACGGAACATCATATCCTTCACTGTTCCAACCACTGTGAATGTCTGCATCTTCAATGAGATCCAAGAACATACTCAGCATTTCACCTTCGCCCTTTTCGTTGTTGGGAAATAGTATAACACTGTCTCCCCAACGTGCTTTACACATTGCAGTTGCTTCTTCAAGTGGCATGCCTTTTGGCGGCATTGCTACAGTAACCAGCATACCGTCTAGCCATTGCAAACATACTGTAATAGCAGTAATAGGCATAAACGGATCTTCAACAGGAGCAAAGCCACGCTCTGGATCAAAGTCAGTTTCGATATCCCAAAACGCTACATTCAGCTTGGGTGCATCTTGGTTGATGTAGTTTTCACTCAAACATTGGAAGATTGGATTGATATCACTTTCGAACAAGTTCTTGCCTTTGTTGATAGCAAGTTCCTTACGAAAGTCTTTTGTATTTTTACAAACAATTCTGCTTAGAGTGTTGCCGTAGATACTTTTGTACTTTCCACGTGGATCCTCATAATAAAATGTGTACTTTGATTGATATTCATGGAAATGTCTTTTTCCATCCTTGCGTTCAACTACTCGAATAATATCCGAATCTCTGTCAAAAAATGCGTCTACGTATGGCATGGAGTCTCCTTATTATTCACTATACTATATTTCTTTTTATTTGTCAAGTATTTTTAAAACATTAACAATATTTTTATCTAAATATTTTTCATATCTTTGGTTTCTACTTTGATCAAACAATATTGTTTCTTGATATAACTTTTTTGTGTTTCCTATATTATTATGTATAGCATCATCTATCATTGTAGTTAAGTTTTCAATATTAGTTTTAGAATATTTTTGTTTAGATTGCTTTAATATATCAACAGGCAGGTTTTTTAATGAAACGCCTCTTGTGCTGCTGTGAACTTCGCTTAATACAATGTGTTTAGTTGGTACATCAAATGTATCTACCCATGCTTTATACTCTTCTAAGTTAAACAAGTTGTGTGCTGTTAGAACTAGATTGAACCATAATACGCTAGGATTTACAATATTAATATAAGTTTTTATACTGTTCTCTAACATACTAAAACTTTGAGGATATCTAATATATTCGTAAACTTTACCTACTCCATCCACACTGATTGTGTGTTGATTGTTTTTAAACTGCAATAGTTTGTTGCAAAGATCTTCTGTAAATAATGTTCCGTTTGTATGAAAATGCAGTGTTGTATTTTTAGCATCATTGTTTTCAATGTACTTATCTAGTAAGTGTATAAGATTTTTATCATAAAAAGGCTCGCCGCCGCTAACTTCTAATGTTGTTATTTTATGGGTATTTTGCAAAAGCCATTTAAACTGCAAGCTATTACGAACATCAACTGGCGCACTTGCAACAAAGTCAAAGTTTGTAGCACCTTGTATATCTAAAAACAAATCATTATCTTTAAAAAACTTATAATCAATCATCAACTGATTACTATTTCCTGGATTGCACATTCTGCATCTTAAGTTACACTGATTACTAATGGTTAAATCTAGTGTAGTTAAGTTAGTAGTTCCTGTACCTTCACTCAACAAACGTTTGCTAATATTATTCTTTTGTTCTTGTTTCCAACAAGTTGCACAGGCTTCGTCTTGTATATTATTTAATGCATTATATCTTAGTTTTTCTAATCGAGGATGATTGAATATCTGATCTGGTGTAAGATTTTCTGGTGTTATACCTAGGTCAACATTGTTATCTCCCATTTTGCAACACACCCAAGGAGTTCCAAGTTTATCCTTCTGCCAGTTTTTTAATGCCAAACTTTTAAAAGGATAATGACAAAATGTATTAGATTTTGTAGGTTTCATTCACTCCGTATCGTATCCTGTTGTTGCAACAATAGTTTCGAGATCTTCAAACTCGTCTTGTACACGACTCCAGTCACGTTTTTGCGCAACTTTAATAGCTTTGTTGATAAGACTTGGCTTTACGTTTAGTTCTTCTGCTACTGCTTTCACAGTTTCTTTTAATCCGCCTTGTAAATCTTCAATTTCTTGTAGTACTGTTACGCCTTCTTTAACTAGACGTTCTAGCTTGGCTTTTTCTTCCTGTCCATATACTCTATCGCTCATGCAATACTCCTTTTTATTAAGTTTAATATACAGTAGTTATGTTTTGTTGTCAAGTGTTTTTATTGGACCTAATATTTCGTATCCTTGAATACGACTTTTATAGTCGTGGTGATCTCCTAAGTATAGATACTTATAACCTTGTGACTTGTAATAAGCTGGAACGTGGTAGCTAAATCTCCAACCAACTCTATCTTCTGGATTGCT